AAATTGTACTGGACAGAAGTGCAAGGATTGTTTACTGTGCTACACACCTAACAATGGGGTGGATACAATCGTAGAGAAAGTAAAGAGGTACTAAGAAATGACTAACATGATTGATAAACGAATCAAGAAACTGATTGTAGAAGCGTTGGAAGGAGCAACAGTTATTTGTGAGCACCACTCACCCACGTATGGAAAGATTGAACTGAGTGAGTGGTGGGATTCAGATGAGGAAGAGCGGAATGATTAAACGCATCCATGTGAATCAGCATAACATAAAACGTAACAGAAAGCATGGGACCAGAGACCCTGTGATTACTGTTAAGACTTATAAATCAAACACTTACGCACACAACGTGCATATCGATGGACCTTGTGATATAATATATTCACCTGACAAACCATTGCCATGCGGAGCACAGGTCTGGATAGAAACCATTGCCGATGTGCAGCTACAAAAGGAATAGGTGGAATGAAAGAAGATATAAATAAATGCAAGGAGCTAATAAAGGAAATAAATATCAGCAAGTACAACCAACAGGAATACGCAGCGATAGTAGATGATATCTTCAGTGCAATTCCTATAGCTGCTTCCTTTGAAACACAGATAGATAATCTTATCTGGAAATTGGAATCAACACAATCTGAAGTAGGAATGTGGAAGGACCGCCTGACTCATGCGGAAGACCTGTTAGAAAAGATAGCAAGGGATAGATTAAATGAGTAATAAAGTAGTAGACCTCACTAAAATTCTTGAGGATAAAAAACAAAAGGTGGATGATGGTCTCGACCTGATAAGAGCACAGGTAATGGAAGCAGGATACAATCCTGAGTATGCTTTCGACCTTCTCTTATACATCAGCGATTTACATACCGCATTTCTGGACACAATGGAAGAGAGGGAAGATGCAAGACCCGTTGACCATCCCGACCTTTTTGAGAACGACAAAAAGAAAGAAGGCATGTACGACCTTGGTTACGAAGAAGAAAGGACGAAGGTCCACAGGCTTGCGCCTAATGAAGAAGAAGAGGAGTATCCCAAAGACCATTGAGTACAAGATACCAACCAAACCAAAGGACCATCCGGTGCATCCTGACCGTGTAGTAGAGTGGATTAAGTATCAGAAAAGTGAGGCAGCGGCCTATGGAAAGATAGCTCGCAGTCGTAAGTCCTCAGCAGAAGAGAAACTTATAGCCACTAGAAAACAATTGGATGCAAAGGCTTACACCAGAGAGATGAACCACTACCTTAGAGCAGGAGATTGGATTTCTGACAGATGGGGTAGAGATGGAGAAAACAAAACGCTATGGAGAAAGGTAGCATCATGAAGAAAGATAGTTTGGTACGTGATAAATATATCACAATGGGACAAGAAACAGAAACAGTAGCTGGCGAAGGCTGGACACATGTTTATGTTAAGCTTGAAAAAGACTTCAAGATTCTTCCACCAGTGGAACAACTAGATGTATTAGTTCAAATAGAAAAAGAATTAATACGAGTACGTACAGACTTGATAGACGAGTTGTTTATCAATTCTAAATACCCAACATAAAGAGAAAGACAATGAGTACAAAAAATCTATGGGAACGAGATAGAAAGACTTGGTTTCGTGCTTTGGTACGTGAGTATCAGCGGGAAGGTTATAGTTCCAAAGAAGCAAAGAGACTAGCTCGTAATGAAACAGACGAAATTATGGCAGATAAAGAAGGATTTGTCAAGGAAATACTGAGGGAGGAGTGGGAGGATAGTTGATATGACAACAGCGTGGAAATTAGTTTGCAAACGGAAAGGAAGAAAACCCTACGTGGTTGAAACCTTTGGTAAAAGAACAGACGCAGAGAAAGAACTTGACATGAGAGGAGGTTTAGTCTATGCTTTGGACAAGTTATCAGCGAAAGACATATACATCATACAAAGAACGAATCATCGATGAGCTACAACGTGTAGCATGGTGGACACTAGTAGGTTTCATAGTGGTTTATTTCTTATACATTCTTAGTTTTACTTTTAATGGAGTGACATGAGTGAACAAGACTGAATCAACATTTGTTAAACATGTACCATGTCCTCACTGTGATTCCTCAGATGGGAACTCGGTGTGGTCAGATGGTCATCAATATTGTTTTGTTTGTGAAACATTTACTGAACCAGAAGGAAGTTATATGGAAGCAGTACAAACTAAATCCCCCATCAAAGGGGTAATAACTAATAGTTTCTCTCAGGGTTTTTATTCTGATATAAGAGATAGAGGATTAAAAGAAGCTACATGTAAAGCTTATGGAGTAAAGGTAGAAAAAGAGAATACCTTTATCTCTAAGCATATTTATCCTTACTATAATTCAGAAGGAAACCATATCTCTAACAAGATAAGAATAACAGCTAACAAAGACTTTAGGGTAGAAGGAAATCTAACTAAGAGTACTTTGTTTGGTCAGAATATCTTCTCTCCTAAAGGTAAGTATATAACCTTATGCGAGGGTGAGTTGGATGCTTTGTCTGTCTTTCAGATGTTCGGCTCGAAATGGCCGTGCGTATCCGTCAAGTCTGCTGCGTCAGCGTTGAGAGACTGCAAAGATAATCTGGAATATCTGGATTCCTTTGAGGCTGTCATCCTTTGTTTTGATAATGACAAGGCAGGCAAGCAGGCTACCACTAAGGTAGCAGAGTTATTTGAACCTCATAAATGCCGTATCGTAAATCTCAAGGATTTCAAAGATGCCAATGAGTATCTGGTAGCAGGCAAGCGTGAGGAATTTATACGATTGTGGTGGGCAGCAGTGCCTTACACCCCCGCTGGGATTATTAATCTTAACAGCTTAGGTGAGGCTCTTTATGACGAGAACTACTGTGAGACTGTTCACTTTCCTTGGTTAGGGCTGAACGAAAAGCTTTATGGGTTGAGGACCGGAGAGTTGGTTACGTTCACCAGTGGTGCTGGTATGGGAAAGAGTTCTATCATTCGGGAACTTATGCATCATATCATGACTAATTCGGAAGACAACATCGGCGTGTTAGCTTTAGAAGAAAGTGTGAAAAATACTGCCTTCAACATCATGTCGGTAGAAGCGAATGAAAGATTGTACATCAAAGAAATAAGAGATGAGTTCTCTCGTGACCAGCTGCGTGAATGGGAAAAGAAAACTATAGGAACAGGAAGGTTCTTTGCCTTTGACCACTTTGGTTCTGCGTCTAACAATGAGATACTCAATCGCATACGCTACATGGCGAAAGCTTTAGAGTGTAAGTGGATTGTGATAGACCATTTATCAATCCTTGTTTCAGGACAAGAAGACACAGACGAGAGAAGAAGTATTGATATCCTTATGACCAAGATGCGTTCTCTTGTAGAAGAAACACAGATAGGACTGTTACTTGTCTCACACCTGCGTCGTACCACGGCTGACAGAGGACATGAGGAAGGCAGGGAAGTATCTTTGAGCCATCTTCGTGGGTCCCAGAGCATTGCTCACCTGTCCGATGCCGTAATCGCACTGGAAAGAAATCAGCAGGCACCTGACCCTGTTGATGCCAACACAACTACGGTACGGATACTGAAAAATAGGTACACAGGTGAAACAGGTATCGCAACTTATCTATTCTACAATAGTAAAACAGGGCGGCTTGGTGAAGTTTCCAATCCATTTGAAGCGGAGGATACTGAAGATGCCGTGGGTAATTGATGTAGAAACCAACGCTCTTCTTCCAGAGGCATCGAAGGTACACTGCATAGTAGCGCAGGATTTCAACAACGGGCAGACGATGAGCTTCAAACAGGATGAATGCTTGTATCTCTTCCCCCCGTGGGCGCGGTCAGTTGACCAGTTTATTATGCATAACGGTGTATCTTTTGATGCTCCTGTACTGAACAAGTTGGTAGGCACAAAGATAAAAGTATCCGATGTTGTCGATACTCTTATCCTATCTCAGTTGTACAATCCCATTCGACCTAACGGACATTCGCTTGCCGCATGGGGTGAACGATTGGGAATGCCTAAAGGAAACCATACTGAGTTCCATGAGTTCAGTGGAGAGATGGTTCGTTACTGTAATCAGGACGTAAAGATTACGCGAAAGCTGATGCAGGAACTATCGCAGGAAGGTCAAGGCTTCTCGCCTAAGTCTGTTCGCTTGGAGCATAATATACGAGCTATCCTTGACCAGCAGGAAGAGACAGGCTTTGCTTTGGATGTTCCCTATACCACTGCTCTGATGGGCAGGCTGGAAGATGAAGCTGACCAGATAGAGAATAATCTACAAGGAATCTTTGAACCTATTGTGCATGAAAGGGTATCGGAGAAGACAGGAAAGAGATTAAAAGATAAAGTAGAAATCTTTAATCCATCTTCTCGCCAGCAGATTGCATCACGATTGATGGAGTTGGGATGGAAACCCACACAAAGAACGGAGAAGGGAAACATTATTGTAGATGAGAAGATTCTATCTGGGATAGATTTACCGGAAGCCAAGCAGATTAGTCACTACCTGTTGTTGCAGAAGAGAGTATCTCAGATACGCTCATGGCTAGAAGCCTGTGTGGATGGGCGCGTTCATGGTACAGTGATGACTTTGAAAACCATTACGTCCCGTATGGCGCACAGTTCTCCAAACATGGCGCAGATTCCTGCCAGTTATTCTCCGTATGGAACAGAGTGTCGAACTTGTTGGACTGTCAGCAGTCCCTTGACCCACTGTTTGGTAGGGACAGATGCCAGTGGGCTGGAGCTAAGAGCATTGGCTCACTATATCAATGACCCTGACTTCACTAAGGAAGTGATTGAAGGTGACATCCATAGCGCCAATCAGAGGATGGCAGGGTTGCCTACTCGTGACCTAGCCAAGACGTTTATCTATGCCTTCCTCTATGGAGCGGGTGCATCTAAGATAGGCAAGATAGTCCAAGGTAATGCAGAGACAGGACAGCAACTGATAGACAGATTTCTGGACAACGTTCCTAATCTACGACGTATCAGAAGTCAAGTACAGGAGGCTGGTGAGCAGGGAAAGATTAAAGGGCTGGATGGTAGGCTGTTGATGGTAAGAAGCCCACACGCCTCTCTGAACCTGCTTATACAGGGTGCTGGAGCCATTATCTGCAAAGTATGGCTGGTATGTCTCATGAAGAAGATATATCGCTGTGGTGTGGATGCCAAGCTGGTTGCATCTATTCACGATGAGTACCAGTTTGAGGTACATAAGAATGATGCTGCTGAGTTTGGTAAGCTAACCAATGAAGCAATAAAGGAGGCCCAAGATATACTACAACTTAACTGTCCACTTGACAGTGAATTCAAAGTAGGTGAGACATGGGCGCAAACACATTGATTGAGATACGTTCCTGTACTTCTTCTTATGGCACCCAGATATACTTCTCTAAGGGGAAGTTCGATAGCTGGTGTGTTTATCTGAAGAAGGATGGGAACGCACAAGCACCTCATGACAAATCCTACTTTAAAGCATTGAAAGAATTAGCTGCCAAGTATGGAGAAGATGTAATTTATGATAAGTTTGTGCAGATATATGAGAAGACATCTGTCAAATGCTATGCAAATGTAGTAAATTACATTGAAGATTTATCTCAAGACCTAGAAGAGGAGGATAGGGAACTATTCTGGAATACACTGACCACTCTATACTTTGCTATGGTTGCTGAAGAGAACAAGAAGTTTACCAAGTTGGGAAAGAGAATCAAACGACTGGGGATTCATCAGATTCTTCAAGAGGATTTGAATATCTCTGAAGCAGCACAGTATAGTAAGGGTATGAAGTGGCGGCAGATACATGATGAGTGTGTTGAACGTGGTTTTTGAAAAAGTTCTTGACATAGCTTTAGGAGTATGTCATAATTCGTTTTTACTGAATAGAAATGAAAGGAGCCAACAACATGGCTGTAATTAACGGAACTGTATACTGGAATAAAACTGTTGTACCAGAGCGTTTTATGGGCAACCAAAATGAGTCTTTAAAGTGGAGTATAGATATCGGTAATCTTGATGACAAGGCAGTTAAAGTGCTGCAAGCTCTCGGTCTTGAACACAAGGTAAAAAACAAGGCTGAAGGAACAGGAACTAAAGGAGCTGACCCTTCAGATGTTCGCGGAGATTTTGTAACTTTTTCTACGAAGGTAGAAAGAGAAGATGGAACTCCTAATAAAGCACCTCGTTTTATTGATGCGAATAAAAATGAATTACATCCTGATTCAAATGGGTGGTTAGGTAATGGTTCACAAGTAAATGTTGCGTTTGACCCTTGGCCTAGTAAGCATGGTGGAAAGAATATGACTATGAAAACTATCCAAGTTATAGAGCGTAAGGAATTTACACCTGCCGCTGACGATGAGTTGGATGTAGTACCCGGTGGTTTTGTCAACGACGACGAAATCCCATTCCCCTCTAACTAGCTGGGTAAGGGGGCTGGCCTTACCTGTGTCAGCCCCCATTTCTCATGAAAGAAATATACACTCTTATCGATGATATCTATAAGTTATTTATTGATAAACCTCGAACAAAAAAACCAACCAAAGCTGTTCAGAAAGCTGCTGAAGAGTTCGCTCAGAAAGTCAAGCAGCATGTCTTGGATAGAGTATATGATGAAAGGAATCAGGAAAGAAAGACCAACCTTCGCTTGTCACAAGTAGGCAGACCTGCTCGCCAACTGTGGTATAATATTAAAGGTTATGGACAATCAGTAGACCCTTCTGGACCCACACAGATTAAGTTTCTTTATGGGAATATCCTAGAAGAATTACTTTTGTTTTTAACCACGATGGCAGGACACAAAGTTGAAGAAGAACAAAAGAAAGTAACTCTTAATGGTGTTACAGGTCACAAGGATTGTCGCATTGATGGAGTGACAGTGGACATCAAGAGTGCTTCCGCTCATGCCTTCAGAAAATTTGAGAATGGAAGTCTGGCATCGGATGACCCCTTTGGATATATAGGTCAACTCTCTGCCTACGCTCAAGCGGAAGGAGATGACGAAGCAGCATTCTTTGTTATCGACAAGCAGCGAGGCACACTAGCATTAACTTTTCTCCATGACATAGAAATGGAAAATGCTTCTCAAAAGATAACTGACATTAGAAGTTATCTGAAATCTGATGACCCACCTCCTCGTTGTTATCCTGATGTACCCGAAGGCACTTCAGGAAACCGTAAGCTTGCTATTGGCTGTGTCTTCTGTCCTTATAAAACGGGATGCTGGCATGATGCTAATGGTGGAGCAGGGCTTCGTACCTTTCAGTATGCTAATGGCCCACGGTTTCTAACTTACGTAGCAAGAGAACCTAATGTTCCTGAAATATGAAAACTCAAAGTGCAAAGAGTAAAGGAAGGAGGCTGCAACAATGGTTCAGAGGGCTGTTAATAACGACCCTCCACATAGACGAAGCTGACTTGGAAAGCAGAAGTATGGGAGCAGGTGGTGAGGATATCATGATGGCGAAAGCCGCTCGTCACTTGTTCCCTTACTCTGTCGAGTGTAAGAACCAAGAGAAACTTAATGTATGGTCTGCATATGAGCAGGCAGAAACTAACGCTGGAAAGTTTGAACCTCTGGTAGTGATAAAGAAGAACCGAAGGAACCCGTTAGTTGTTATAGATGCAGAATACTTTGTTAATTTACACAGAGCACATGAATAAATTAAAATTAGATTTGTTAAATATCTTGCAGGAATATCAGTATAAAGATTCTCCTGAACGCTCTCTCTTTTTGGCTGTTATCCTTCAGGCACTGCTAGATGCAACCAAACCTATGCGTAGCGACGAGTCCTCACAGGCTATCAATTACAGAGAACGAGCTATCAGTTGGTTTGCTGCATCTATCGGAGTGACGTCAACAAACTTCATAGAGGTATGTGACATGGCAAATCTTGATTCTGTGTATGTACGAAACTTTGCCTACAAGGTTATTCATTCCAAAGAGAAAACTTTTATTCGACATAGAATTAACCAAGTGCTACAAACAGATAGGATGTAGGAGAATATGGGAAAAGGAAAAGCTACACAAGAACAGGTAGGAGGTGTCCACTACAAGGAATGTAAAATACAACCTACTGAATACATCATGGCTAACAAACTGAATTTTTGTGAAGGCAATGTTATCAAGTATGTCACAAGACATCGTGTTAAAGGCGAAGGGTTAAATGATTTGTTAAAGGCCCGACATTATATTGACCTGTGTATAGAGCTAGAGTATGGGGGAGAGAATGTTTAAATCGAGTAGGAATCCACAGTTTCGTTCAAAGTTTTCAGAAGATATATTTTATACAAAATATTCTCATGAAGGTGCAGAAACTTTTCATGAGTTAGCTTGCACGTTAGTTAATGATGTGTGTAGAGAAACCATGAGTAAGGATGAAAAGGAAGCGTTGATTGACCATATTTCTAATCTCCGATTCATTCCCGGTGGACGCTACCTATATTATGCAGGCAGAGAAAAGAAGTTCTTTAACAATTGCTATCTATTGAAAGCAGAAGAAGATACGAGAGAAGACTGGGCTAATCTTAGTTGGAAATCAGAGAGCTGTTTAATGACGGGCGGAGGTATTGGAATAGATTATTCTGTCTACCGCTCTGAAGGACAGAGCCTAAAGGGAACAGGGGGAATTGCATCTGGTCCTATACCTAAGATGATGATGATTAATGAGATAGGACGGCGTGTGATGCAGGGCGGCTCACGTAGGTCAGCTATCTATGCATCTCTTAACTGGAAACATCCTGATGCAGAGAAGTTTCTTACTATCAAAAACTGGAATGATATGCCTGTAGGAAATACAGGCCAGACATTATTTGATGTGAAGCAGGCTGACTTTGATTTTCCTGCTCCTCTGGATATGACTAATATCTCTTTGAACTATGACACTGAGTGGTTGCTTGAATACTGGAGGACAAATGAGGTAGGCGATATCTTTTTACAGAATGTACGACAAGCTTTATCAACAGCAGAACCGGGATTTTCTTTTAACTTCTTTGAACAGGAAAACGAAACATTAAGAAATGCTTGTACCGAAGTTACTTCCGAAGATGATTCAGATGTGTGCAATCTGGGAAGCCTGAACTTTGCTCGTATCGGTGACATTAACCAATTGAGAGAGGTCGTAGACCTAGCAACCAAGTTTCTTATCTGCGGCACACTCAGGGCAGACCTTCCTTATGATAAGATATTAATGGTGCGTACCAAGAACAGACGCTTGGGCTTAGGTCTTATGGGCTTGCATGAATGGTTGCTTCAGCGTGGACTGAAATATGACACCACTCCTGAGCTGCATAGATGGTTAAAAGTGTACGAAGCACAGTCAGATAAGACTGCAGCAGAGTTTTCTAAGTTTAATGCTATCTCTTGCCCAGTAGGAGTACGTGCTATAGCTCCTACAGGAACGATAGGCATTCTAGGAGGAACCTCCACAGGCATTGAACCTATCTTTGCAGTAGCCTACAAGAGAAGGTATATGAAGAACCGTCGCTGGCACTATCAATATGTCGTTGATAGCACAGCACAGGAGATGATAGAAGTTTATGGTACATCGCCAGATAAAATTGAATCGGCATTAGACCTTGCACCTGATTATGAAAGACGAATGAAGTTTCAGGCTAATGTGCAGGAATATGTAGACATGT